AGGAAGCCCAGTTCCTTGAGGCTCGCCGCTTCGCGGTGGAGGAGTGCTGCCGCATCTATGGTGTGCCGCCGCATCTCGTGGGCGACCTGTCGCGTTCGTCGTTCAGCAACATCGAACAGCAGAGCCTCGACTACGTGCAGAACGGTTTGATGCCGTGGCTGCGTCGGTTTGAGTCTGCCATCACCCGCGACCTCATCACGGATGACGAGACGTTCGCGGAGTTCGATATTCGCGGGGCGTTGCGTGCCGATGCCGCTGGCCGGTCGGCGTTCTACAACACGATGGCCCAGTTGGGTGTCTTCAGCGTGAACGAGATTCGCGGGCTGGAGAACATGAATCCGGTCGAGGGCGGCGACATCCGCGTCGTGCCGTTGAACTTCCAGACGCTTGAGCAGGCGAACGCCGCCGCTCGGTTGGCGATGGCCCCGGCGGTCGAGCCGGTGGTGGAGCCCGTGGCGGTCGAGGCTCCTGTCGAATCTGCACCGGCGAGCGATGGCGAGCCCCAGGTGGCCGACGTGTCGCTCAACGGTGCCCAAATCACGGGGCTGCTCGCAATCCTGCAGGCTGTCAGCACAGGCGTCTTCAACAAGACCGGTGCCGCTGCAGCGATTGCGGCAGCCTTCCCGGCTATGCGTCCCGAGCAAATCGACGCGATTCTCGCGGGTGTGCCCGAGAGCCAGCCCCCGGCGGTGCCAGCGGAACCGGCCAACGAACCGGCCACGTTCGGTCGTTCGCTCCCGGCGTCGCGGGCGATGACCGTCTCGATTGACTTCGACCGGACGTTCTCTGCCGACCCGGCCCTGTGGGGCGAGTTCGCCCGCAAGGCGGTTGCGGACGGGAACACGGTCGTGATGGTCAGCCGGCGTCCCGACACGCCAGATGACAGGCAGACCGTCACCGACACGCTGGGCGAGTACGCCGATGCGTTCTCGCAGGTGTTGCTCGTGGGCGACCGCATGAAGGACGAAGCCGCGAAAGAGGCTGGCGTCGAGGTGGATGTGTGGGTGGACGATTCGCCGCAGTTCGTGCGGAGCGAGCCCGAGGCGGAATCGCCGCCGGCAGACAAGCCGAAGCGGAAGCCTCGCAAGCGGAAGGGCGGCGATGGCGGCGAAGTATGACCACATCGACTTCACGCCCCCGGCTGGCGTCCGCGAGGAGGCAGCGAAGGGTCTAGCGTGGCGAAGCGAGTACGGCCGAGGCGGCACGGCAGTCGGCGTGGCTCGCGCCCGCGACCTGTCGAACGGAACGAACATCAGCCCCGAGACTGCCCGCCGGATGAAGGCGTTTTTCGACCGGCATCAAGTCAACGTCGGCACGACGGGCTGGAGCCCAGGTGAGGACGGTTTTCCATCCAACGGTCGCATCGCCTGGGCACTGTGGGGCTCGGACCCCGGCTGGGCCTGGAGTCGCAAACTGGTTGAGCAAATGAACGCCGCAGATGAGAACGCAAGGAGTCACACCATGAACATCGAACGTCGTGCCCTGGCGATTGACGAAGTGGAGTCGGCCGTGCCGCTCCTGTCGGTCGAGACCCGCAGCGAAGACGGCACCGACCGCGAGTACGTCGTGGGCTACGCCGCGAAGTTCGGCGTCAACAGCCTGGACCTGGGCGACTTCATTGAGCGGATCGACCCCGGTGCGTTCGGCATCGTCCAGGAGCGACGCGGGCGGAAGAAGCCGCTGGAGACGCGGGCTCTGTGGAATCACGACGCCAACTTCCCGCTGGCACGCTATCCCGGCACGCTGAAACTCTCGGTCGATGACGTTGGCCTGCGGTATGAGTTCCCGGTGCCCGACACGACCTATGGGCGGGACATCGCCAGCAACATTCGGGCGGGCATCGTCAAGGGCTCGTCGTTCTCGTTCACCGTCCCGAGTGGCGGCGATGCGTGGAGCGTGGAGGACGGCCGCAGCGTGCGGACCATCACCCGCGTTGACACGCTGCTGGATGTCGGGCCAGTGACCTTTCCCGCCTACCCCGATGCCGACGTGACGGTTGCCAAGCGTTCGTTCGACGTGTTCCAGCTTTCCAGATTCCAGAAAGCGGAACGTGCCACGGCTGCCGCGAAAAAGACCGCAGACCTCCGCGAGTATCTGGCGAAGCATGGCCGCTAGTGGCGATTCGTGCCCGAAGTGCCGTGAGGGTCGCCTTGCGGTTGCCTCGTCGCAGCGGTGCGGCGAGTACCAGACCCGCTATCTGCGGTGCCCTCGGTGCGGCTGCACCGACAAGCAGATGCTCCCCGCTGCCGAAGTCGCGCGGCGGAAGTTGTTTACTAACGCCGCCCCATAACTGCATGGGTCGGGGGTTCGCTTTTTAGTTTCGGGGTATCGGCGGCAGTGGTCGCCGCACCCGAACTAGGAGCGAACCTCGTGGACAAGATCAAGGCACTGCTCGACGAACTGGCTTCCGTTGTCGCCGAGATGGAGGCGATGACCGAGGACGCCCCCGAGGGTGAGGCTCCCGCCGAGCCCATGAGCGAAGAGCAAGAGGCGTCGCTCCGCAGCCTTGAGCAGAAGGCCGACAAGCTCCGCGAGCGCATCGAGTTCCTGCGGCGTGTCCAGGCGAAGGAACTGGAGCTCCGCTCCGTTATCGAGCGGGCCGCCCCCGCCAAGAAGATCGAAACCCCCGAAGTCCAGGAGGCCCCCGCCGTGGAGAGCCGAGCCAAGGTCTACGCCGTTCCGAAGTCGTCCCGTCCGCTCCGTGGATTCAAGTGCGAGGAGCGGGCGTACCGCGCTGGCATGAGCATCAAGGCGTCGCTCCTCGGTGACGAGGAAGCCCGCCGGTGGTGCCACGATCACGGCGTTGAGCACCGGGCCCAGGCGGGCGGCATCAACAGCCTCGGTGGTGCCCTGACCAATCCCGAGCTGTCGAGCGAGATCATCCGGCTCGTTGAGGAGTTCGGTGCCTTCCCGGCGAACGCCCGCAACGTCAGCATGAACAGCGACACGCTGCTCATCGCCCGTCGCACCGGCGGTCTCTCGGCTCGGGCGATCGGCGAGAACGCCGCTCCGACGACCTCGGACGTGACGTTCGACAACGTGCAGCTCGTCGCGAAGCTGTGGGGCGTGGACAACCGCATCCCGGTGTCGCTCGTCGAGGACTCGGTCATCGACCTGGCCGACGCGATGGCGGTTGAGGTGGCCCAGGCTTTTGCCGAGACCTACGACCGCGTGGGCTTCATCGGCACGGGCTCGGGCACTGACCACGGCATCAACGGAATCGCCCCGTCGATTATCGACGGCACGCACTCCGCTGGCGTCGTGAATGCGGCGACCGGCAACAACGTGTTCAGCGAACTCGACCTGAGCGACTTCACCAACGCGGTGGCCCGGCTCCCGCTGTACGCTCGCCGCAACGCGAAGTGGTACATCAGCCCGGCTGGCTACGGTTCCTCGATGCTGCGGCTCATGGTCGCTTCGGCTGGCAACAACGCGGCCGACGTGGCTGGCGGTGCAGGACTGCAGTTCCTCGGCTTCCCGGTGCAGCTGGTGCACCCGCTTGAGAGCCGCCTGTCGGGAACGGCGAGCCAGATCGCCTGCCTCTTCGGCGACCTCTCGCAGGCTGCCACCTACGGCGTCCGCCGCGAGGTGTCGGTGAAGACCGACGCCAGCCGGTTCATCGAGTTCGACCAGTTGCTCACGTTTGCTACCGCCCGCATGGCGAGCGTGGCTCACGATCTGGGCGACACGAGCAAGGCCGGTCCCATCGTTGCCCTCCGGTTTGCCGCCTGACCCCTGAACCTCTCTAGGAGTACCTGACCAGTGAACTTTCTTGAAGCAACCAAAACCGTTGTCGGCACTTCGGCGGCTGGCACGGCCGGCACGGCGACCCTGACCCTCGACACGCTGGGCTTTTCGTATGCCAGCATCGACGTGGTCGTGGACAAGAGTTCGACCGCCAGCCATACGGCGGCGAGCGTCCTCAACTCGCTGTCGCTCCTCCAGGGCGACACCACGGCGGCGACGGCTGCGGTTTACACCGTGTCCGTTCCCGCTGCGAGCGTGGCGGTGACGAGCGGTGCGTCGGTCGTGCGGCTGGATGTGGACCTTCGCGGCAAGAGCCGCTACCTGAAGGTGGACGCCCAGGCGGTCGGCTCGCTCGCCACGAACATCGTGGCGCGGCTTGGTCGTGCCGAGATTGGCCCCGACACGGCGGCCGAGGCCGGTGCCCTGTCGAAGTTCTCCGGCTGAACTGCTTGACACAACAGGCACAGTGGATGGCGGGTGTGGCACAGAGCCATGCCCGCCATCTTCTTTTTGAGGTCAGGCATGATTGTCAAAGTCGGCGGCACGGATGTAGACGTTCGCATCGAGTGCATTATGAGCGGGCCGCGATTCGGGCCGCTTTCCAACGTCTTCGGATGGGCTCAAGCGTTGATGCCGCTCGGCATTCGCCCGACGCTCGGGCAGGGTGCCCTCTGGGGGCAGGTCTTGCAGCGGTGCATGGAGCAGTTCGCCGACTCGACCGAATACCTGCTCTGCACCGACATGGATTCTTTTTGGGACCGCAAGACGGTCGAGGAACTGGTCGCCATGGCGATGGCGTTTCAGTGTGACGCTCTCGCTCCGCTCCAGGTGAAGCGGGAGGACGGCCGCCCGATGTTCACGCTCAAGGGCACGCTGGACACGCAGCCCCCAGGCGGGTCAACGGAGTTGCCGATGTCGTGGTTTGCCGAGCCCGTGCAGGAGGTGGACAGTGCCCACTTCGGCTGCACGCTCATCTCGACCAAGGCTCTGAAGCGAACGGCGAAGCCGTGGTTTCAAGACCAGCCCAACGACAAGGGCGAGTACGGCGACGGGCGAACTGACGCCGACATCTGGTTCTGGAAGCAGTTTCGGGCCGCCGGGAACCGAGTCTATGTCTCGCCCCGCGTCAGCATCGGCCACGGCGAGTGGGTCGCGGTCTGGCCGGGGAAGGATTTGCAGAAGCCTGTTTTCCAGTACGTGAGTGATTACACGGCCAACGGCCGTCCCAAAACTGCATGGAGCGTCCCTCAATCATGAAAATAAGACTACTGAAGAACTACTCGACCTATCGCATTGGCACGGTGGTCGATTGTGAGGACGAGACTGCCATGCGGCTCATCCGCGACGGCCTGGCCGAGCGTGAGCAGCAGATGGACCTGATTGAGACGGCGAGCGTCGAATACGACTCCGAGCGTGCCGACGCCACCCCGAGGAGAACGAAGCGTGCGGTTTCGAAGCCTCAGAACCCTGACGCAGCCGGCGGTTGAGCCGGTCACGCTCGCAGAGGCGAAAGTCCACTGCCGCGTCGATACGTCCACCGATGATGCCTACCTCTCGTCGCTCATCACGGCGGCGAGGGAGTGGTGCGAGGCGTACTGTGACGAGACGTTCGTCTACAAGCAGTACCGGATGACGCTCGATTCGTTCCCCCGCGAAATCGAACTGCCTCGCCCGCCGATGGCAAGCAGCGGCACGGTGACGGCGGTTAGCATCACCTACACGATGGAAAGCCAGCAGACCGCGACGCTTGCGACGAGCCAGTACCGGGTGGACCGCGATAGCACGCCGGGCGTGATCCGCACGCTCTACAACGGCTCATGGCCGAGCCACCTACTCGACTACAACGCCGTGACGGTGACATGGTGGGGCGGCAAGGGAGCGAGCGGCAGTGCCGTAGAACAGCGAATCAAGAACGCGATTCTGTGGCTCGTGGGCATGTGGTATGAGCGGCGGATGGCGGCTGACCAGGCGACGCTCTCGGAGATTCCGTTTGGCGTCAAGGCGTTGCTCGATTCCGCGAAGTGGGGGAGCTACCAATGAGCCTTCGGGGTCGCATCGCCGTTGACGTTCAGTTCGCCGACGATGACCTGGCGGCGGCTGTGAAGTCGCTCAAGAGCATCGCCTTGCAGGACGCCACCGAATACACCGATGGCAAGGTGGCGGTGGTGTCGGGCACAGTCGGCACGGCTGGCGTGACAGTGCAGACGAACCCGATGCTGCC